TTACTTGAGTTTTTTCACGTAATCTGTGTTGCTAGTGATATATAGACCATTTCCCAGCTTCAGCCGTGTAATCTTACCATACCCAACTACACTAGCAATATCAAAGATTGTCCCCGGCTTAAAGGTCAGTTCCCTTTTCTTGAACGCCTTGTCATGGTACCGCGTCACATTAGTCTTAGCCTTCACTTGCTTGGCCGCCTTCAAATAGGTGGCCTTTTTTGCTGGTGTGGAAGCCGAACCACCAACGCCATTCTTCAAGTCCTTGGCAAACTGACTCTTACTGATACCCCACTTCTTAAGATAGCCGTATGGATCCTGGTGGTCACCCCAGAGGTTATCGGACACCCACTTGTGGGTCTTGATTCCATTACCAGCTCCGTCCAAAGCAAGCGGAATCCCGTATTTCTTAGCATAATACCGAATCACCCATACGTAGCGCTTATAGCTGGCATCGAAACGCGTCTGCGTGTTAACGTGGGCCAATTCCACTTGAAACGGGCTGCGTTCGTTAGCAGGACTGCCAGCGCCATAAGCGATGTATCCCGGCGTCCCGACGATGTAAATACCTTGGTCATCCACAATAGCATGCGTGTACGCATTCTGCCAGTGACCGCGCATGTAGCTAGCCTCGTTCTTGGCACTTCCGACTCCCTTATTGTTATCATTACCGGTGTCATGGGCAATGATGTACTGATGGGACGCTTTACCACTAGAACCCTGGTTGGCCCCTAACTCGTAGCTATGATTTAAACTATAACCCATTATTTATCATCCTCCTTCACATTGAAACCTTTAAAGCCATCGAATAATCCAGACGTGAAACCGCCTACCAGAAGCCCCATAACGGCCCCTGACAGGAAGTTATGGTCGGCGGTCACAACTACCGATAACAAGCCGACCACCGTCCCCACCAGCATAGACAGCCACGGCATCCACTGGTTGGGTACCTTGGTTTGCTTCGCTGCCTGTGTCAAAACAAAAACGACTAAAGTGGTCAATGCCAGTTCAGTCGCCGTTCCTAGATTGAGTTGCTGGATATAATCCACACTACTCACCTCGCTTCTTCAACTTTTCTACTTCCTTCTTTAATCGGTCATTCTCTCTCTTTAATCGCTTAATTTCATCAGTTTTAGTTGGCGGCTTACCGGCGTTAATCCGGGCCACCCACACCGGCACGTAACCGACCGCAATAGCTGAGATTGCAGAGAGAATGGCCGTGAATACCTTGTCGCTCAACTTTAATCATCCCCTGTGAATGCATAACTGATAATCCGACAAATCACCCCACCAGTCAGAACGGCCCCGGGACTGATTAACGCTCCCATCTCCATGTCATGAACCAGGAATCCCAAGAAAAATGACATCCACACAAAGACCAGGCAACCAATCATAATCGGCCGGGCATAGAACCAATGGAAGTCCCAGATTGAGTAGACCATCGCAAACGTACCGATGACCGCAATTAGAAAAATCGACACCGGATCATCAAGGAATCCCAGCATAGTGTGCGCTGGGGGCTTCAAGTCGAAGAAATTGACTTGGATGATGAAGACTACTGCGATAGCGTAAGTTTCGACTGCAGACCAGAACCAAAACTGGTTCTTCTTGTAGTGTCCGTATAGCTTTGAGTCCATAAGAAAAGCACCCCCTATGCCTCAGCTGGCTTGTAGTCGGTGCCCGTGATTTCTTTATACTGGTCAGCGGTGATAGTCCCCAGCGGAACGTAGGCTGCCAGGAACTCATCTGTCATAAACATCTTGCCCCAGCTGTATTGCATCTTTAAAACATCAAAATTTGGATAAGTCATGATAAATTCCTCCTATTTTTATTCTGTAGTAGCAGCTTGGCTTTGCGCCATTACTTTTGACATTTGAACTAACATTTGTTTCATTTGAGTCTGGTCGGCGGCCGATTCAGCTTGCGCTTGGCTTGACTGAATCAACATCTGCTGCAACTGTGTGATAGTAGCATTGGCGGCAGTCAACTGACTATCCATGGTACTGATAGTATCCGTAGCCGTTGTCAGTTGGCCGTTCACCACATCAATGACGTGTAGCAAGTGATCGACGCTTAAGTCAGCAAAATCATCGCTGGTCCGCTTGAATTGGCCGTCAATCACCAAATACTTCGTCCAATTTTCCAACAAGTAATTTAGCATCCCCGGCCGAATCCACAGTTCTGTCAGGCCGTCTGCAGACACCGACTTGGGCTGCTCGTTTAGTGTTGAATTATCAGCATCGATGCTGACATACACTGGTACTGTTTTTGACATAAAATCACTCCTTAATTTTTTCGATATTGATTTTAACTGAACCGGACATACCGATATAAAAGTTCTGAGCATCGACTCTATCTGTACTGCTGTACGACACCGCGCTAATTGTCATACCATCATCGCTAATCATTAATCTAACACCACCTATAGTGGCACCATAATTTTGCATACAGTTTCCAACGAAGTTATTTGCCCCAGCAAAATTAACAAACCTAAAGCCATCAGGTGGATTAATTTTGAAAGACATCGTTGACGTGGAAACCATACCAAAAATTTTCATTTGAGTATTATCCACTTGAGACAACAGCAATCCACTACTAATTGTTCCGACAAAATTTGTATACGGTTTCCACTGATTTATCCGGTCATAAAGCACCTGGTTACCCAGGGTAATCTTGGATACATCATCGCTAATTGCTAATCCCATAAGTGTTCGCCTCCAATCAAAGACGAACCCTTATGAGTTAGTGAAATTCTATAGGGTTGCCCCCCCCCGAACATTTACGGTGCTTGTGAATTTATCGTACATGGTTAGTCCTCCTTGATTACATTGAATTGGATATCTGCAGAAAATAATACATTAGCAGCTCCAGGCCCGCCATATGAGTTGTTGAGCACCCATGTTTGGCTACCTTGATTTGCCGCATAGTTATTTGAGATTTGCCCATAACACTTATTTCCATCGTATTTCATCGGAACAGCATGTCCTCCTCCCGCTCCTGAATCACCAATAGTAAAAGTTGCTGGGTTATTAGACGCGAAGCTATACCCATTTGGCAACTCTAATGCCAGTCGCCATTTTTTAATGCCCTCACCAGATGGGATTGTAACCGCGCGGATGCCTTTAAAAGCTGCAATACCGGTTTGAGGGTCAAATTTCATAATTTCCATACCGACAAAATCCGTTCCCTTTGTCCCGTTGTCTGGAAGCTCAATCCACGTAGTATTCGGGTCTTGCCGCTCCCACAGAGTCTCACTGCCAAGGGTGATTTTCGCTACATCGCTAGACATGCTAACCTCACTCATGGCAGTCACCACCAGTCTGAGTAGAACCAGCGGTTAGAGGGTGGTTTCTACCCCCCCCCCCGACATTTTAAGCGTGTTAACTAGTTTCATTTGTCTCATCCTTTCTAGTCCGGTATTACAGACGTTGTAGTCCAGCAATGATATCCTGTGTAGTTATCATCTAAATCGCTCATAAAAATAATTATTCTTCCTGCAGGGTAAACTGAAGCTGAGTTCATTTTCCAATTGAATTTTGCACTAATTGAATCACCTGACATGGTGAAAGACAAATCACCATAGTAGGATCCAGTCCCATACATAATTCCAGATGTGGCATTACTAGTTTTGCTTCCGAGTGGGAAAGTACTGTCAGTCTTGCTAAACCGATACCCATCTGGCAGCGTTAAAAGAATCTTGTTCCATGTACCTTGACTATATGTCCATGTGATATCAGCAGCTCCAATAAAACTAGTAACGCCTGTCGATGCATCATAGTGCATCAAAATTGGCGTGCCCGAAAAGTCTGCATTGACCATACATGGTAGCCACACATCTTCCGCATTCACAAACTCGTTTCCGGCCAGTGTCAATCGTGATATCTTGTCTCCGCCTACTGTGAGTGTCATAAGGCATCACCTCGGTGGTTCAGACGAGTATTTCTACCCCCCCCCCATGATAAATGGGGTTAATTTATTAGTCATGGTATTACCTCCTATACTTTCTCAAGTCCGATGATTGCAGGACCACCAAAATTATCGTCTGTAGCAGAGACATGGTTGATGTCATTACCGTTAAAGTTAATCAACACACGTATTTTTCCATAAAGATTACTGTTATGTTGAGCTCGCACAACTGTGACATTTCCATCTGCAAAAGAAATATATCCATAGCCACGCTGAACGGCTTGATTGGATCCTGATGTTGTATACATACTCGTATAAACTAGAATTGTCGGTCCATAAGATGGTCCAACTTGCCAATTATGATCTAGAAAAGTATACCCGTTGGGTGGATTTAGCAACTTAAAAGACGGCGTGTACAAGCTATCCGATGTTGCTTGGGTCAAATAGCCTAAGCTTCCAACTAATCCTGCTGTTCCATCGCCGTAATCCTTAAAAAACACATTGCCGCTCACCCCATCAGGTAGCTTCAGCGGAATCCATCCATCAGAATTCTGCCAGACAGTGTCGCCGCCCAACGTAATCTTGCTGACGCTATTTGGTACTTCCAATTCAGCCATTATGCTGCACCTCCCCATGGAGCCGGTTCAGCGGCTGGGCGCGTGCCATCCTTGTGTACGATAATTGTCGTTGGATGCGCTGCCACATAGGCCGTGACTGCATCCGCATCATCATCGGCATAGACGGTAGTCACGCCTAGCACGCTGGCCCCATCAACGCTTAAATTACCCGGGTCGAAGTCAACCTTGCTACCCTTGCCTGCTTCGCTCACCGTGACTACATGATTCTCATCGGCAGGCGTGATAACCTGCTTGTCCACAGTGATAGTGCCGTCGGTATTATCCCGCACATAAGCCCCATCAGCTGTCTCTCGGGCTACGTAAGGACTCCCATTGGCATTGGTCGGGTCTTTCAAGAACTTCCACAGAGCCGCAATCTCAGCATCCTTATCTGAATACATCAGTGTAGCTGGCAGGATTACTTTGTGGGCTTCAATCGCCTTATCCACGTATTCCTTGGTTGCCATCCCGGCTGGGTTGATAGTCACCTCGACATTCTCGGCCTTGCCGACAATCATGTAGACGATCATGCCGAACTGCATCAAAACTTTATCGTTAAAGTCCGGAATAAACTCCGGCTTAATGGCCTTGACCACGGCATAGAGAACTTCTGACTTACTGTCACCGGTCTCAGTAGCATACAGGCCAACCGCACCGATTGAATAGCTCTCAGTAAGTCCTGAATTTTCAAACGTGACGTCAGTCCCCACAATGGCGCCGTTGCCATCAGGAGAACTCAGCCGGTCGTTGATGGTACCTGTTTGCACCTCATTTGGTAGTGCCGTCAACTCAGTCACATCCACATCCGACAAGTCATCAGCTGTGGAAGCTACCCGGGTAATCGTAAAGCTAGTCTTTCCGTTGGCTGCCAAACTAGATAGCCGCAACCCTTCATTCGTTAACTCAGACGCATCATACTTACTCATCGATTCTCATCCCCTCCCTTAATTTTTGCTCTTACATAAATCTGTGGTTTAATTGCTCCAAAGTACTGCAGTTGCTGCACCACTGCGGTTCGCCGCGTCTTTGGCATAATCGTCGCCTTAGTATAGGTCTGCGTCAGACTACCAATAAACACGGCCTGTTCCACCGATACATTAGATTCAGTAGTAATCTGATACGTCTGGTCCGCCGGCAGCATTACGTTCAGCAAATACCGCAGTCGCTTGACTTGCTCCGGGGTGATTTCGTCGGCCTGACTCATCGTCGTCACATGGCTGCGAATGGCATCCTGGTCTACTGTGGCCGGAATATCCATCGACGCTAGTAGCTCCCGAAAATACCAAATCGTGATTGGCCGCGGGGGCAGCAAGCGCACCATGATATCGTAGCGACGCGACTCTAGCGACTGGCTTAAATCCGTTGGCAACCCTAGTTGATTCTCGAAAATGCTGAGTCCATCGCTGTCAGCGGTGCTGACAAACTGGTTCAGTAAGATTCGAGTAGCCATATCATCGAAGCTGTCAGCCTGTTTCTGTTCCGCTTCCATCAACCGTTGCATCTCACGGACACCATCGTAGTAATCCGGCAGGTAATCTTTTAGCTTAACCATGAAGCACCACCTCACCAACCACCGGAAGCTCGGAAACTTCGCCGCTGAAAGTCATCACTACATCACTCTCGGCCCCGTTCAGAGTTGGGAGAGTGGCGTTAATCACACCCTCGATTCGCATAATCTCCGAAAGAATCTGCGAACGGTATACCGTCAGCGAATAGCCCCGGCCGGTCACCTTGTCAACATCATCCCAAGCTTCACGCCGCTTGGCGAAGTAAGACTCAATGCCAGCTTTAATCTGGGCTTCGACGCTTGATACAGTAGCTTGCGAGTCCGTCGTTACCGTTGACTCAATATCAATTTGGACCTCTGTGGGAGCCACCACAGTGACCGCATGGCCGACTGGAGCCAGACCATAGCCTTGGCCCTCAAACTCGATTGGATCAATAGTTTTCTTGACCTGGCCAATTAGTGAAGTGCTCGCCGCCCGAAGCTCATTGTTTACAATGACTAGCTTGACCGTGCCGCCACCTTGCCAAGTCGGATAGACTTGACCGGCCCCCACATCACTAATCTTAGACAGCATATCCAAGTAATCCGCAACGTTGCCGCCGTACGCGTTGTAAGCATCCGGTGATAGCAGCCGCTCCCGTAAGTGGTCATCGGTCTCGCTATCCTTGGCAGGTACCGTCACAGCGATAATCTCGGCCCAACTCAGGGCGTCGTTCGGCGTCACCGGCAGGATTTGACCTAGATACCCGTTAGCCGTGGTCCCGACCTCATCAGCTGTCAGAATAGCCGTCTGGTCATCGTTGACGCTGGTGACGTGGTAGAAAATGGGTTCCTCACCCACGCTAGCGAATTGATCACCCAACTCCACATTACCAATCGCCGCCCCATTACTATCCAAAAACTTTGCTAGTACTTGCGCTGTGGTGGCAGCCTGCCGGACTGTCCCACGTTCCGGAGCCCGATAGTCCAGGAACTCACCCGGAGCAGTCTTCGTATAGGCCGCCCGAACCACAGTTGCCATTTGTAGCGACTCTTCAGCTAGTTGGGTAGCTGCGGGGCCCAATGCATCATAGATGATAGAGCCTTGTCGCTTATCCACGTCATCACTCACATCATCCAGCATGGAGTCCATAAAGTAATCGAAGTCATGTGACTCCAATTCTTGCGCCAGTAATTCAGGATTCACTCAGTGTCACCTCGCTTTCAATGGGGATAGTGCCGAAGATGGTCTCACAGGAGCCAGTAACCTTCAGTGTGGTCGAATCCACCCGTTCGGTCTCATCAATCGACACGTCGGTGACCCGGTCATCGGCTTCTAGCGCTTCAGTAAGCATCCGGTCAACTTCTACTTCAGCATAATCGAAGTCCTTGCCAATCAGCTCGTTCAAGTCGTTGCCATACTGGTCATCGTAAATCGGGTAGACAAAACGTTCTGTTCGGAGAATCTTATCCACAGCTTGAACCATAGCCGCCTGGCCGTCCGTCATCGCAATGATTCGACCGTTCTGCATCCGATAGGTCCGGCTGGGGAGCGTCTCTTCTTCCACTTCGTCCTCAACCTCATCGACCACATCATCGGTCTCGACTTCTTCCAATTCATCATCCATCTTCGTCACCTCCCGTCTTTTCTAGTACATAAAATTGCTGGCCCCCATCTTGGCGGATCATAGTGACCCCATCGCCCTTCTTTAGAGCGCCCAAGATAGTGACCGTTGTTTCCTTGCCATCAATCTTCATCTTCACCTTGTGGTCGGTAACCGACTCACTGAGATTCAGAAAGGCTTCAGTGAGCGTCATCTGGTTAGAAATCTGAATAGCTAGCGGCGACTCCGATACCACAGTTCCAAAAACGATATCCGAATACTCACTATCGTGGCCACCACGGTCGGCCCACCACTCAAGCATGGTTTCTCCCGCCATCAAATACGCACCTTCATTTCTAATTCAGCTGTATGACTGGTCGTTCCGAAAGTATGGGTAGCCTTGGTAATCAACAGATACTTGTTACCCAGTCCAATGTCTTTCAAGCTCTTCACTTTCACCATCGCCTGGTTGCCGGGGACCATAGAGAGTGTAGCCAACGTTGTCAGTTTAAGCGTATAGGTTTGTTTATTCTTAGACTTCAGAATATCCTTGGCCTTCTGCTTCATCTGCGCGGCGTTGGCCTTGTCCTTGGCCTTCTCGACAATCTGCAACTTTCCCCAACGGTCAACCGAATTCCCGGCGGCCGTGACTGTCTTTAACTTGGTGTTAGCCACCTCAGCAGCCTTCTTCTGAGCTGCGGTCTGCTTCTTGGCCTTAGCTGTGGACGAAGACTTCTGTTTCTTCTTTTTGTCGGTCCGGACCACCCGAACCACGTTGGCTGCCTCATCAATACTTTTCGTAAAAGAAAAGCCGGTCAGCTGCGACCGGTCACCAATCACATTTTTCAGTTTCTTGTACGGTGACCGTCTTAGCTCTACCACACCGTAGTTATCGTGCAGAAAGTATCGGTGACCCGTAGCTAACCGTGTGGACTTAAAGGATGCCTTGAGCATATCAAAGTAGCTCTTACTGTCAGCCACCTCAGCCACCAGCTTGTGAGTCGACTTATCCACAACCTTATGCTTGACACCAGCCAATTTAGCTACCTTAGTGAAGCGCTGCGAGATGGTAGACACCGGCCAGATAAGTGAGTCCTGATTTTTAAAATACCGCAGGCTGTCGTAAGCCGTAACGTTAAAGACTTCGGACTCATCATAATCCACCTTAAAGACCTTCCCTTTAAAGACGTGGTCGTGATCCCAGTTGAACCAAATTACATCGCCGTTTTTCGGCGTATAGCCCTCATCGACTTCAACCAGGCCGAAAGTCAGCTGTCCGGCCGAGAAATCAATGTCAGTCGTCCACTTGATATCGGTCTTCAAGATCTCCCGCAGGTCCCACTTAGTCTTCTCGCCAGGGGTCTGTGACTGGAAAAATGTTACTGTCATATCACACCGCCTTTACTGCCGACTTGGACACCCATCCCCGAGCCCCACCACTAAGTGTAGTGACGTGGTACGGGTACTTGCCACCCTTGGCAATCAGCGAAATCTTACGAGTAGCATTGCGCTCGGTCAGGCCGGGACCTGAACCAGCAGAACTAGCATGCAGCCGGCCGTTCACAATCACTTTAGAACCCCGACCAATCTTACTTGGTGGGGCCGACCGGGACTTGCCTTTCTTGGCGACCTTCTTCTTTTTCTTCTTAGAAGTTTTGACCTTCTTGGCCTTGTGAGGCTTACTCTCGGTTAGCTTGAAGGTATAGGTGTACTCATCGGCGTTACCGCCCGTCATCCCGTATTGAAAGTCAGTCATGATACCTTTGAAACTAATCTTGGTCTTAGTAACAACCAGACGTACTTGCTTCTTAGATTTATAAATCTTCAAAAGCTTATCCAAGTATGTTTGCCCTTTGGCATAAGGCTTCGAAATACTGCGATAGTGAACTTGTTTTGGTTTGACCGGAATGGTACTAGTAATCTCAATGGTCTTGAGCTTTTCGTCGCCGATAAGGTTAATCTGACCGAGCTTAATCACCGATACGGTCTTATCATCCGTACCATAATCCAACTGAATTTCTTTGGGGTTAACCGGCAACGCAAACGTTTTGTTCTTGTTGTTAGTTAACTTAAACTGCATCCCCGCCACTAGCTATCCCCTCCGTTCCTTTAGTCCAATCAGGTACGTCTCAATCTTTGAAACCATCGTTTCCGCATCGTAGTCTGCGTTACCGGAACTTTGGAGTACAAATGCCCCGGGTTGAATTGTGATACTATTACCGGTTCGCTCAGAGCTATTGGCGTCTGAATAGTTGTTAACCGTGGAATAACCACCGCCGTTACTACCGAAAGAAGTGCTCTGGGGCACATTTCCAGTGCCACTACCACTCAGACGGCCATTCACATCCACAGCCGTGCCGTTGATACCTCGCATTGCAGAAGTGAGACTACCAACCGCTGTGGCCGCGTTATTGAAGCCACTAGCTAAGAGATTGCCAGGATTGGCATTAGGCATGTGGTTTAAGGAATCCATAGCACCGATTGCTTGTTGAGCCATTGCTCCAGTTGCACGACTAGCCAACTGGGAACTACCTGTAATTCCATTCGCAAATCCTTGCACTAAATAACCACCAATTTCAGCGAAAACCGTTGACGGTGAGTGGATGCCTAAAGCACCTTTAGCTGCGCCAACAACCTTACTTGCAACGCTTGCCACGGCGCTAACCGCTGACCCAATCATCGACTTAATCCCGTTAACCAGTCCTTGAATCAAGTTGACACCGGCGCTAAACAGCGCACCGGCAAAACTTTGTGCTGCATTCACAGCTTGTTGCATACCGCCCCGCACTGCTGAGACGACGTTTGCCATACCAGAGGTTACACCACTCACAAGCCGGGCAACGCCGCTGATGAATGCCGAAACCATCGCTGAAACCGCCGAAGTCACTGATCGTAATCCAGCGGCGACAACCATCAATCCGGCACCAGCAACGGCAAGCCCCGCCCCGAGTGCGATAGAAGCTGCACCCAGTAGTAGAGCACCAGCTGCGGCTACCATCATGAGTGGCGCTGCGATAACCAGCGCTAGTGCAAAAATCATCATACCGGCACCGGCAATCATTGCGACAGCCGCCACAACAACCATAGCGGTACCCATCAGTAGCATCCCCACAGCCGCAATCATCGTTGACGCGGCAATAAGTGGTAAGGCAACTGCCAAAATCATCATGCCTACCGCCGCGATTGTGACGCCTACAGCAACAACCATCATGGCTACCCCGAATAAGAGCGCTCCGACCGCGGCTACCATAAAACCAACACCAGCCACGGCAAGGCCAACACCTAGCAGTAGTAATCCAGCCGCTGCAATGATGGATAACGCACCAAACACCGCCAGCGCGCCACCCAACAATACGATGTTAAGGGCCGCCATAGCACCCGATTCGGCAATCGTAGGTAGCTGTGTAGCTAACAGGGCGATCCCTGCTGAGGCAATCAACGTAGCCACACCAATGAGAATCAAAGCAGCACCAAAAATCCCAAAACCAATCGCGCCAGCAATCATGGCCGGTCCCAAAGCTGTAACTACAGCAGCTAGGACTCCAATGCCAACAACCATCCCCGCAAATACAGCTACAGCGGGCCAACCAGCACTAACCAGTGAGGTAACCGCCTCGGACATCATCCACAGACCGGCACCGGTCAGGGCAACCGCAGCACCGACAAGCAACAATGACACGCCTAGCTTGATGAATCCCGTAGCGGCGGCTGTGGATGACTTAGCGGCACTGGCAAGTCCGCCGCCCTTGCCAAGGCCACCGAGAGAGTGACCGATGCCACTAATAATGCCACTCACGTTTTTAACTGCTTTGAAAGCCAAGACTGCCGTCGCCAGAAGTCCAATTCCCATAGCAATCGCATTTAAAACTCCAGGGTTCAACTTGCTTAGCATCGTCAGTGCCACCACAATACCTGTTAAAACTAAGCCCTTGGTGCTCATCTTGAGTGCGATAAACGCCGCAGCCAGAACTTTGATTGCTGTGGGGTCCAAACTTCCAGCTACATCAGCAACCGCCTTTAAGCCGTTAGCCAGTCCTTTAATGACACTACCGCTAATACTCCCCAAAGTCTTAAACATGGCAAAAGGATCTTTACCCCCGCCGCTAGACAGCTTACCCATTACGTCTCCAAAGGCTTTACCAATACTGCTTAAGGCTGAACCAACCGAGCTTAAGGCTCCTGTCTTCCCTAACGAAGAAAAGAAGGCTCCAACTGCTTGTCCCGCAGTCTTGACAGCATTTACAACGCCTTGAACTACCGGAACTAGTTTCGTCCCGATAGCGTCAAAGTTTACATTACCAAGACTATCGGTAAAACTGCTAATCGCCTTGATACCAACCTTGCTGACTTGGTCAAAGGCTGGTTGCAGACGGTTAGCGACTGTTTCTTTTAAACCATCCATCGCCTGCCCCACAGTCTTATACTGCGTGGCCATCTTTGAGAACTGTTTGTTGGTCCCTGTCTTGGCGATGGCAGCGAAGAAATCTTGGGTCTTGACTTTACCATCTTGAACGTCTTTAACCAGCTGTCCGGTACTTCGATGCATGGTCTTAGCAACCTGTGACATCCCGGCCGGCGTTTGTTCAAGCATCAACTTAAAGTCTTGCCACTGAATTTTGGGCTTAGCTGCAGCCTGTGTGGCCTGTTGGCTAAGCGTCTTCATGGCCTGCTGTGGATCAGAAGAAGCCGCAGCCAAACCACCGAAGCCCTTGACTAACTTATCAGTCCCCTTGGTCCCTACGGCAGCTAGTTGGCTATATGTGGACGCCATATCGGATGCTGAGTAGATAGTATCTTGGGCAAATTTTTGTAGTCCACCACGCGTCTTAGCAATTTGTGCCGGACTCTTGCCCATCATGGCCATGTTCCCATTAAAGGTCTGCCAAGCAGTACTAGACTCGTTCAGCTCTGACATCATACTGCCAACGCCACTGGTAATTACGCCGATGCCTTTAGTGATACCAGCACCAATGATATTGGCGCCCAACATCGACTTAAACATACCACCAGTCTTCCCGGCCCCAGCCGACAATTGATTCATCGCCGCAGAACCGCGGCCGACCCCTGCGCTTAATTTACTTAATGCCGCGCTAAACCCATCGTTAATTTTAATCGTGGCACTAACGACTTTGTCCGCCATAGGCTACCTCCTTTCTAACCTGCGGAAAAGCCAAATCTAATGCTTAGACCTAGCCTTTCGTTCAGCTCGTTTTCTTTCTTGTTCTTCCTCCTTGATGCGAATATCAATACCCGCAATCACAACAGCCTTTTCTTTCCGTGAAAGTCCAGCCCATTGCTGGGGTGTCCAATGATATTCGTTCATAGAGAAGAAGTAGTACTTAAAATCATTGCCGTTGCCGGCCTCAATTAGTTTTTTACTGCTTCCACATCATCGTCTACAGAGGTATCAAAACCGTTGATTGCGTTGAATTTCTTAGCCAGCGTAGCAAATTCACTCATCTTTAGCATGGCTTTCAATGTTCCCAGGCTATCGCCTAAAGTGCCATAGGCCGTTTGAAGTTCCTTGTTGTCCAAATCCGGTTGAACAATCCCAGCAACCAGCATCAACTCACCAGCCAACGACTGGTCAATCGTTGATTCCACTTGACCGTTCTTAGGGTTACGTTGCTTCTTGGTAGCTTGCTTCCGAAGACGTTCTCCTTCCGAAATGCTAAGTTCTCGTAAAATAAATGGCGTTGGGAAACGGTCCAGCTTTACCTCAGCTGTTTCTTCCTCGTTCTTTTGAATAAAATCTTGAATGCTTACTTGATCAGCCATGCTAAATTCCTCCTAAATTAAATATCGAAGCCAGTAAATGGCTCTACCAGTTCAACATCTTCAAACGTAAAGTCTGATTCCCACTGCATCACATCATCATCGGCTTCAAAGTCAGCAAATGGTACATCATCCAGGTTCACCCCAGAGAAATGCAGCGTCTGCTTGCCGGCCTTCGAAGTCGAATCTTCGATGGTCAATGTGACTTCAAAGTACAAGTCCTTGCCGCCGCGAATGTAAGGCAGGGCGTACTTGGCCCAATTGGACGTAATCAGGTAGCCGCCCAATGTCCCGGTTCCTTCCACGCTAGTAACCTTTTTGTGTTTCCAGCGGCTTCCCAGCGTTTGTACGTCTTCTTTGTTCTTTTCCAGCTTAGCGCTAAACTTGTTAGCTTCAATCATCGGTAACACTTTACCGTTGATTGTCACGAAAACCTTGGCGTCCTTCGTGCTGATGGTATCCCGGCCATTCAGGAATTGGCCTACGGTAGATACTTGTTCGTTATCCATTTATCACTCGCCCCTTTCTAATAAACCGTGATAGTCATATACAGTTTTTCCATAGCGTCAACCGGCGTAATGCCCAGAGTAACCAGAATAGAATCCTTGTCGTCCCCAGGTTCGACAGTCAAATCGCTTGGATCGAAGCTACCAATCGCTCCAGCCGTTTCCAAAGTCCGCAGATAAGCTACTCGGTTGGCCTTAAATAAATCCCGACCAGTCGAATCGTTGTTCACTTTGCCAATAAACTGGCTTTCGAATACATCCTGTGTATCGTTAGCAATCGCATCTAGAGTTCGAATGGTCCGATTCTTGTGGAAGTCCTTTGGCTTAGCTTCGGTAAACGTCGTGAGCGTGTTAATATCCTGCTCGACCACCACTGAACCGTCTCGGCGTGCCGTAAAGACAATATAGCCATTAGCTAGATTTCGAATGGTTGCTTCATTCGTCAGCCGTGGGTTGGCATCCACAGCATCAGGGTAAGCTACGTAAGTCAGTGAACCGGTAGCACCCGCAGCAGAAGCAACACCAGCTACATAAGCAGCTGCTGTAGTAGCGTCCAGCTTTTCACCATCCGTCAGTTCAACACCATTGATGACTGCCGTGATAGCTTCGTGATCATAATCCAGTCCTTCAACACCGGGAACCACCGCAGTCACCTTGTAACCTTCGTTATCCCGTAAGTCTTCAATCAGTTGAGCTAGCAAGGCATGAACGTTACTATCCACTGGATAACCAGCCGTAGTGGCAACATTAAACGTCTTGGTTGCCAGTGTGTCACTGAGTACCTCGGTTACGTCTACAGGGGTAGTAACACCGCCAGCCAACTTGTACGTTGTCTTACCTGCAAGTGCTTCCAGCTTAGTTTGTGCACTAGATTCGTCGGTCAACTTCACGGTTACAAAATCATTGCTTTTAAGACCGGCCGCCGTAGTCGTATGAATGACTTGTTCATCGACAATTGCTGTTCCATACAAGAATTGCACGGTCAATCGCGTTTCATCCGCCGCATCTTTTGTGACGGCAACTGTGAGCTCATTCCCTTTAGTCCCAGCATAGTTAGCTGTGAAGTTCCAGGGCAGTGCTTCATCGGAAATCGTTGCTGTCTTACCGCCGTTAAGATTCAAGTAAAGAACCGTCACAGCTCCTCTTAATGCTTCCCGAATGGTCACCAGCTTACTGTCAGATAATGGTGCTCCTAAGAGCGCTTGGAAGTCACTGCCACTATCGAGCTCTACAATCCCTTGTGGGCCCCAATCCAGCTGAACGCCATTTACCAGTAAGACTCGGCCAGAAGTCGCGTCTGCCTTAGCTTGTGGCGCTCCAATGGTGTTGATATAAGCACCCGGCCGTACCTTGTTTTGCGTTGTCCAAATTCCACCAGCCATACTAGATACCCCCTTTAAATTTCTTGATTAGATTCTTTGCATCGTCCAGCGAGTACTCTTTACCATCGTCCAAAACGACGTTCAAAATTGCTCGTTGGGTAGTAGAAAAGCCGGTACTGTTCACCAGTCCGGCCTTATCATAGGTAGCTTTGGCCACCCGTTGTTTAGTTTTCGCTACGGTCACTATTCGTCACCCTTTCTATTTGTTTCATTTTCTGTTGTTTCGGTGTGTTATCCACCGGGGCCGCCCAGAGTACAACGTTAAAATCCAGCGTCAGCGTACCATCCACTCGATTGAAGTCGCGGTCTCGAATGTGGGCAAAATCTGGAAGTGTCAAGAACTGATTTAATAGCAGTTGCTCCATCCGCTCCATATCTGCATTCGGCTTCTTCAGATTCGGAAAGTAAACCACCTGATACCCATGAGTCCGCTTCTGCCGCCCAAAGAGTTCTGGCTCACTGCGACCACCAATAGTCGACACGTAAAAAGACGGCTCTTTAAAGCCACCAGATTGATTCTCACGATAAACGGGCAACGCCGGTGCGATAGTCGTGAGTAGTTGCCCGATACGTTCAATGATAGTCATTTACAGCAACCCCTCCATCGCGCTCATAAAGCCAGGTGTCAGTAGTAGCGGCAATTCACCAGAGATAGCTTCGATTGAATCACGGAGCATGAAGCGCCCCGGCACCCAACCGCCACCACCGCGAGTACGGTGACCATTCTCAATGAACGGTGCGTACTCAACATTGTTTGATAGCTGAATTGAGATGACGGCTCCGCCAATGAATGGCCCCTGAATGGTCCACCCTCGCCGGAGATTACCGGTGTCTACAGGAGTTGAATTGCTGACACGTCGTTGTGCTTGCACCCCAACCCGTTTAAGTGATTGCTGAAGCTCCATCTTTAGTTTGGTGGGATTGGCTGCCTTGACCTGAACCTCTTTAGTCCAAGCCTGAAACTCACCATCATCAACCGTGTAGAATCCCATCTACTCCACCTCCTCACTAGCTTTCTCATCTCTGACCATGGCCACTTCTTGATGGCTCACGTACCCGGCATATCCTTTGCTGGCACGCTTGTAGTGGGTAACCTGACCATTTACGTCAGTCACATCTACAGTGGCACCAGCAGGGATTTTGAGGCCATTACGGATGAGTAGTTTAGCGTCATAAGCGTCAGTCCCGAAGAACGTTTGCTCACTGGCTTTGAGACCTTTCAGAATCACCTTAGCTGGTTCATTTTCAACAATCACTACCGGCACGGTGTCAGTAAAGGCACCGTCCTTTACTGTCTCCACACCAGTGATAGTGACTCGATCAAACCACAGCTTGGTGAGTTGGCGCCCCATCTTATTAAATGCTGCTTTCATCGCTTCACCACCCGAAATGAATTCAACTGGGCTAGATAGTTATCAGTCAGCGTATTCACTGATTGAAGCTCCAGATAAGCCTCACTAGCTGACCGAAAGGTAACCGACGTGTCACCCTCACTGAGTGTCTTAACGTCCCCATCACGATCAGCTATTGGGGTGAGTAATTGATGAGTAGCTAGAAACTGCTGACACAAGCTTAACAGAACTGTGTCAAGCTCAACAGGCAGCCCTGAAACAGCCAAGTGCGTGTAGTTAGACACGTCCTGCACCACCTTATCGAACGCAAACTCTAACATCACCTGATAGCTGAGATTGCTCCCATCATCAGGATTGAGCAGTTTCAGTTGCTCCAGCAGTTCGTCTCTCCGTGGATGTTTATCCATGTGGATTCCCCCTTTAGTCAGCTGGTACCAGCGCCAATAGGTCAGCTTTCAAGGTTACCCCGTCATGACTGATACCATTGGCGTCCAGCCAGTCGGTAATCTCGGCTACCGTACTGGCACTAGTCGGCTTATCGGGGGCTACACTTTTGGGTCGTCTGTGGAAGCCGCCTTATCGGACGTAACGAACTCGATCCCCTTAGTCTTAGTGTGAAGTAACAGCACATCATCGTAGGATTGTTCGTAGTACAAGTAGTTACCGCTGTTAGCAGCACTAGGCGCATCGAATCCAACGAAGCTATACTTTTGTGGTGCAATTTGAACACCATTGTAAATCAGGAACATTTCGATTTGCTTGGCGTCATCCACAGCCTTAGAGCCGACGGTAAAATCGAATGCAGTTTGCATGAGGTCAGACGGAACAACCACAATCGTCACATCATCGATGCTGTAGACCGTGCGTTGGACGTTGTTAGGGTCCTTCAAGTTAAGCTCACGGTTCATGGCTTCGGCGCGCTTCAGAATAGCATTATTCTTAGGCGTCAGGTAAAGTACCCGGTTCTGTTGCGGAATCCGTGCTTCATCGAAATTCACCATCATGTTATCGAAAGCAGTCAGGATGTTCTTTTCATCCAGCGTGTCGGTGTGCAAGCCACCATCATCAGCTGCTACCTTTTCTTGATAGAGCTTACTAAACATTTGACGGTCCATTTCTGGCATCTTTTCATCAAGGTTGAACTGCTTGGTAATGTTGGCAATACTGATAACCATGTTAGATTCATCAATATCAGATGGGTCAACCAACGTGCTCCAGTAACGTTCGTTTTTCAATTCATATGAATCCCAATCGTTGGAGTAGTTGGCGTTGGGTTGCGTGATAGTCCGCCGCGCCCGGTCTCGCCGACCTTCATCAATCGTCAGGCGTGGAACTTTGATGTGCTTGGCCCCGTCAAATTTGATAACACCGTTCGATGGAGAGTTCCATAAGTCAGCAGAGAACAAGTGTCCATCGTAGAATGCTTGCTGAATGGCTTGTTGGTAAGCCTCAGCGTAATTAATTGTTGCCATAAATTATTCCTTCTTTCTTTATTTAAAAGCGTCGACTAGGGTTTGAACCTGGTCAGAATCATCAGAGCCTTGACCGCCAGCCGGATCGTAGTGAGTCTGCTTGCCACCATCGAATAAGTAGCCATCAGTCTTCCGAAGCGCAGTGAGCTGGTCATCTAAACCCTCAAGCTTACCGTCATCGGTGAGTTTGACCTTATCCATATCGAGCAATCCTTCCACAGCTTTAGGGTTGCGGGCCTTGGCACCCGTCAGTGCCGTAGTCAACGCACTATTCAGCTTGGTTTGGCTCAATTGGTTGGTTAAAGTCTCCGTGTCGGTCTTGTACTTGTCCTGAAGTTCAGTCAGCTGTTTAGATAAGCCCTCGTTATCGCCGGCGTCCTTCTTGAGTGACTTGATATCCTTGTCACGGTCGGCAATCTGAGTCTTAAGGCTCTCCGTTTCAGTGGTCAATTCGGCCAACTGGGACTTCGAAGCTTCCACATCCTTGCCGTGCTCGGCCATAATGGCATCGATCTGATCGTCCTCCAATTTCAAACCCTTTAAAAATTCTCGTTTCATTTCAAACATCCTCTCTCGCTAGATTTACGTGGAGCGGCCACGAATTGAGGCAAAACAAAAAGCAGTTTTACGTCGTGCTGGGGACAATTAGGATATAAAAATAGCACTCAACGTTTTTGTTGGGTGCTAGTAAACCTTGCTCGTATCAGGCTTTACTTGGTACGGTTCATCTTTCTTCAAACAGTTTTTAATGACCTTGATAGCCTCATCTCCAGAAAACAGATAGCTAGGGAAGTAGTCATGAAAATGTTCATAATATTTATTCTGCCATCCAAACAAGTTCATCATTTTACACCTCGTTTATTTTATCGACAATTTTCAAGTAGGACGCATAAGCAGTTGGAAAAATCTTTCTAATCTCATCTAGTGATTCTGGATTATTAATAATCGCACTTGTAATTTCCGCAAGCGCTTCCGCCTCTTGAGCCCCTGGTCTCTTGTAATATTCTTTACCATGGCCCATAGTAATCCATATTTCCTCATCTGGATTATCAACAACAGAAGCAGCATCAATCATATCGGAAACATCCCCGAAAGCCCGAGCCTTCTCTGGGTGCCCGGAATCATCATACAAAGAACTGCTTTCTCGTAATTCCTTATACACAATTTTCCGAACACTAGACTTATTCAGTTCTCCACTCTTCGTATCAAAAAGTATTTTTTCACCATTGTACTTCCCCTGAGAAGTACTAGGATCCCACACCAGTTTTCTAGTTGAGGTCAACCCGACAGACTTAATTTCACTTATTTTTTGAGTTATTTTTTGCTCAATCAATGAGCGGAAGTCATCGTTGAGAGCCTTCTTAAAATTAAATTCTTCTTTTAAGCTTATTTTACCAGAAAAGCTATCAATTGCATGTCCGAACTCATGAAAAATAACGTCATTATCATTTCTAAACCATTCACTACTCGTCGGATGAATATGATTAGTATTAAATGTCACCTTACCGGTAGATGGCATGAAATAAGACGAGCCCTCTTTTACCATCTTTTCAATAATAAAGTCTGGCGCGTACTTTTTCCACATCGTTTGAATGGGAACCAAACTTTGCCCCAGCTTACTATTAATTGCACCGATGCTATTTGAATCAAGATTATTTTTTAGAGACTGTGAAACAAAAGCCCCCAGAAGCTTATTACCAGCATACTGATCCTTCCATTCATTAAACTTAACGTCCTTGACCATCTTACCTTTACCGGTTGTAGGATCCCGAGACCAGCGCTCGGTAATCTCTGGCAAGTCATCCATATATGGAACTGTAGTACAGCGGCAGTACGGGTGGATAAGCGGATAGTTGATACCATCCTTGCGTTCCGACAGTTTGAACTTCTGGCCATCAAGTCTCCCGCAAGTGTCACAAGTATGGGACTCCAGAGTAGCCATGTATTCGTACTGCTCAATCTCATTTTCTTCGTATCCCTTAGCGGCGGCCTCTTCGGCGATGTGCCCCATCTCAGAAGTAACCAGCCTGTGTAAATTGGATTTTTTGAAGTCCTGAAACTTAGCATGAAACAATTGACTAGCCTTCTGCGGGCTATAACCCATCAGTGTACTTGTGAGTACCGACTCTCTCAACATCTTCGGTAGGTCTTGCTGGTAGTTCTTCCAAATACGTTTGGAAAAGTCCTTGCCATCTTTACCCCAGGGATTTGAAACGACCATTCGTAGCTGGGCCTCGTTGAAGTGCGCGAAGTTGGCTGTGAAGTTCCCCTTAGACGCCTGAACAGTGTAGTTGGTCCGCATGTAAGTATCTTCAAACTGCTTAGCCAATCCATCTCGCATATTACCAGTCTCTCGACTAGCATATGGCTGCGAAACCTGTCTTAGCTGCTCCTCTAAGTCTTGTAGTCGAGCAACTCGACTGCGGTAGTACTCTTCATCTAAGCGCTCGGTACGTCGCCCCTTCTTAGCATTACGTTCAAATCGTTCAAGCGTCATCCCCCAGTTCTCAGAGTTGACCCCCGCGAGATCTTCGACGGCCTCTTCCTTAGTCATCGCACGGTTGTTGGCGTACTTGACGTACCATTTCTCCATTTCAGCATGTAACTCACGGTATAAGCCATTAAGCTCGGGTTGCAGAGCCTTCTCGTAGGCTTCAGCGCTCTTAATTTCCTTGGCTTTGACCTGAAGGTGACGTCGTTCCCAATATCTCTCGGTACTAGCTTTCGTCATCGTCCTCACCACCTAAGTCATCAAGGGCATCAGGATTAGCATAGCCGTCACGCTTAACGATGTCATCTTGCCGGTCTTGCAGCTCCTGCTGTGGGTCATCCACAATTGGGTTGCCCTTGGCGATTGCTTCATCACTAGTGTACTGAGCAAGCTGGGCCACAATCTGCGCTTGTTCCAAGTCGTTTTGAATAGCCGTTCGGGTCCAAGTCTGATTAATCTTTCGACTATCAGCGTCAGATACTTTAAGCCATGTCAGAATGGCTCGGACAAGTTCGGTGAGAGCGTCCCGGAAGTAAGATTCAGTGATAGACGCCTTCAGTTCTAAGTGACCATACAGCGCACGAATAGCCGTTCCTGAGGCATTCCCAATCTCCTTAAAGTCAGTCGGATTAATACCCTGAGCTTCGACAAACAGGTCTGACTTGGTGACTTCCAGCAGTGTATTGCGAGCTTCCACAGGAATGTCGATGGTCAGCTTGTCAACGCCTGACTTATCACCGGGGCCAACGCTGTCCATCTTGATAGCGTGGTCTTCTTTGAGCGCCTTCATGAAGCTCGACAAGTCTTCCCCACCATAGTTGGTGAGAATCAGAACGACTTGCTGGATATCGTCAACGTCGTTCACAAATCCGTTGTAGACGTTATCGTAGACATCAATCAAACCTTTGTATTTCAGTAATTCTGGGCGGCGGTACTTGTTCTTCGGAAACGCAATGAAGGGAATCCGGCGCAACTGATGTTCCAGCACCGCACCAGTGCCCGTCTCATCCCCGCTAGTCACATCGTAGAGAGTAAAGCGGTCAGAATAGAGGGATAGGTCGCCGTAGTCCGGCATCGTCGACTTGAAGACGGTCACGTCCTTGTCTGTCCAGTATTCGTGCACTTTGAAGTACTTACCGGTATCAGGGTCAAGTTGCTTGTAGCTTCGTCTCAGAGCCAATAGCTTGCGGTCCAAATCGCTAGAATAGATAGGTACCACTTGGTCTGGGGGCACGATGCCATACCGGAACTGGCCGCTGTCATCAATCCAGTAGTGTAGCCAGGCGACCCCAGCATTTGAGGCATCCACCACCATTTGATTGAGTCTGAGGTTGAAGTTATCCCCCAGTGCGTCCTTAATCTTATCGTTAAGCGTGTCATCTTCCACATCAATAGTTGGCGGCACCGTGGCCACGTAGCCAGCTTCCTGGTCAACCAGCAATTGATGGAAGTTACTCGACACGCGGTTGTCGGCTCGACGCAATGGCTCGTTCTTGCCAGATTCGTTCAGCTTAGACTCGCCATTGTTGCGATTGGTAATGTCATTTTTGTTGAAGTAGTACTTCAACGACTTGTCGAACTGGTTGGCAAAATGAATCCGCCGCCCATCCGTGTTTTTAAGCAATTGTTTCATCGTCTTTACTTCCATGGTCTGAAACCTCCCTTCCTCATAAGCGATTCAAGCTCGTATCTGGTCTTGTCAATTGAGTGGTCATTGCCATCCGGGTACCCCGCCTTAAAGTTGCCGTTAGGGTCCCGCGCTAACTCGTAGCTAGTAAACTCACGGGCTGTATTCGGACACCGCACTGGGTCGATCACAATCTCACGCAAGTCCTGTAGCCACTTGAATCCGTGCTCCCGGCTACCAGGACCTTTCCTAGCACCAACCACGTTCAGTCCATAGTCTCGGAACTCAGCAATAGTCCGTGGTTCAGCGGAGTCAGCAGTAATCAATCCGTTCTCAGGGTTAAGCCGCTTAATGGCTTCCACAGCCTCACGATTGGTCATGCCAACCTGATAAATCTCGTTAAACAAAAAGACCCGGCGTCTTGCCGCGTCCCAGTATGCATCCCCATAGGCTAGCGGATCGTGGGCGAACCCGAAGTCCATGCCATGGTAGATTTTATCGAAGTGAGAAATCTCTTCGTCTGTGATTTCTCTGATAGTAAGATTGTTGAAGACCTCGGCACCCGTCCCAGTGACCTCACCCAGATATTCGTGAGCGTATGCCTTGGGATTATCCTTCTTAAGCTGCTCTGCATCGGCTAGGAATTCTTTACCCAACCAGGCTTTAGGAACGCTGAGGTAGTCCGAGGTGTGCACCAGCGTGTCTTCGCGGCGTCCTTGCTCCTCGCGAGCTTGGTTAACCCAATTGTTGACACTGGCCGGTGGGTTGTAAGAATAGAAAGTCAGGATATCCGAGCCGCCCCGGTTGAGTGACTGGTTGATATTCCGAATTTCCTTCCAGCCTTTGAAATCTGCCACTTCTTCAAAGTGCTTATACTTAGTGTAGCCATGCCGGAACTTTTGTGACTTAATCTTCTCGGGCTTGTCGGCACCTTTGAATCGGATTTGCTGGCCAGTTGGAATGTAGGTTAGCTGCATGGGGCTCACCGAATCCGCCCACAGATGAGAGACGCCGAGAGTGTCAATCGCCCATAGGTATTGGTCGTAAACGGACTCACGGAGATTGGAAGCGTACCGTCTCATCACAACGGCGTTAGCGTCCGTGTCCTTCATAACTCCCAACACAATTTCAAGCGAAATAAAAGAGGACTTGGTACTACCCCGTCCTCCAGAAAGCCAATAATTCGAATGTAATCGATGCTTGATGTCTTGGTGCAACTGATAGAAGCTCGGTGCCATTGAGTGAGCGAGACTTATTTTAGCCATCTTCATCACTCCCAGCGGGGATGTCATCGGTGATTTGCACGGGACCGACTGTTGCAGTTACATCTTGTTTAACCGTTGGCATAAATCCAGCGCGATCCAGTAAATCCTTTGCGGCGTTATACCGGACCAGCTCACTTTTAGCTGACAGTAGATGAACCATTGTGCTCATCGCTCTAGGCGTCGATCGGGCAATCACTCCATCAGTGAAAGCTCGCATTGCTTCCACAAACTCTTCATCACGTTTCCAACGAGAAAGCGTAGTCGGATGAATTTTTAGTTCTGTGCTAATTTGTGTTTGGGAGAGATTACCCTCAAACATTAGTTCAATAGCGCGTTTCTGCTTCTTTGTTATCATGTAATCCCTCCTTAATCATTAGCGTGATTTTGCAATTAAGACACTACTATTTAATCATCGTCCATTTAATATTTTCACCGTCATGATACCAAGTTTTTAGAAAAACATCTTTAATGTATTTCTTTCCTATGCTTCCTGAACGATCTTTAACTTTAATCATAAAAATCAAATTTTCCGGTTTAACTGAATATTCAGTGCAAAGGTCTTTTAAGATTCCAGCACTGGGGGAAATACTATATTGTCCAGTCTCGCCTGGAATTAGAACAGCATGATTATTTTCATTTTCATACAGATATGGTGCACTAGCACCAATGATGGTTGAACCTGTATCCCAACCCAGCCATGAAACACCAGCAAAAAGATAAATGGTATCAATGCTGACAGCCTTTTCTGATGATTTATTTCTGACATCTATCAGAATACGCACTTGTCCATCTGCTTCCATATGGGCATGGTTAGCTATCTTAGTTGATATTCGTATCTTTTTACTCTTATGTGATGCGTGTATCGAATATAATAACCCACTTGCCGTTATTAAGCCTGTGACCCAACTAGACCATGATCCTACCTCTAGTCCTAAAAAACTAAGAGCCAATGAATTAAGCATAATTACTTTCTCCTTCAAATTTAGTACATTGAATTACAGCATAACAAAACCCCAGCATTACTGCTAGGGTCAGTCTGAAGGAGATGTAATAATGGAAAATGCCAGTGGTAGGATTTGCACCTCACAACGGCAAGGCTGAATTGAAGGAGGCTTGGTACCTCAATTCAGCTGTGTCTACCTATTGCACCACCGCAATACGCATTCTTTAAATTTATATCACAATATCATAGTAACTCTTTAGTTCGGCGTTTTGTGGACATCCATTCGGCGCGTTTTGGACATATCGTTTAGAGCGTCGATGCCGAACATCATGATCGACAACTCATCAATTGCTTTGCGTTCATCTCTCCGAATAGTCTTTTCGTCAACCTGGTAGAAGTCAGCCAGCTGTAATCGCGTCAACTTGCCATCAATCAAGTACAGCTTCTTGATCACATCATACCGACGCTGCTCTTCAAACGTCCCAGCCTTACAAATTTCTTCATACCGACTGAGAATGTTATTGACGAACTCCATCATCTCTTTCGACCGCACGCGGTACCCCAGTAAGGAGTACAGACTCCGTTCATACTGAGACAGTGGCACGTCGTCATGAACCTCCGGCATATCCACGTTGAGGTGGCTCTCCAATAACTGGTAGTGAGACAGCAATGATTTGGTGTTTCGTAGCTCCAATTCTGACTCGCTTTTAGAGAATTTCTTACCGCGTGTAATCAGCCCATCAACAATTTTACGGATGCTCGAGTCAGACAGTTCAATTGCCATTCAGCAGCACCTCCCGGATAACTGCATTGCGTTCGGAACTAGACAGCCGATGATAGGCTACGTGCACATTGTGAGGTAACTTGTAAACGTGATTGCTAATCCACACCAGGGAGCGGATAATATCCCGGCACTGGTCCTCAAATACGGTTAGCAGGTAATTTCGAAACGTCTTTTGATCATCAGTCATCACTATCAGTCCCCTTCCCATCTTCTAATTGCAACGACTTCAAGATATCTTGCATATCACCATCGAGTTCCCAAGTTCGGCCACTTACAAAATATACCGTCACTCCTCCCGTTAAAGGATTGAACTCATATGACTCAATATTATTTTGGTTTGCAACAGCCATTTCATTGCCAGCACCGTAGGTTCCCCAAGGGATTTTACTCATTCAAGTCCACCTCCTTCACAAAAACGCCATTGACCAACTTCCCCTTACGGCCGCTAATTTGCTCGTAGGCAAGTTCTAAACAGTCTCGGATAGATAATCCACGTTGTTGGCAGTAGATAGTCAGAACCACCAGAATATCGCCAACGCTATCAATTTCTTGCACTACCTGTTTCTTGTTGTAGGCAGCGGACAGCTCGCCAACCTCTTCAATCAGCTTTAACAATTGCTTAGCTGAATCTTGCGTGTCTAACTTTCGAGCGGCTGACCACTCTTCAATTTTTGGAATAAGACTATCCATTTGCTGATACCTCTCAATCATTAATAGCTTATCTGTCAGTGACTTTGCCATACATCGCCCCTCCTAAATGTGGTTCCGTTTGATAAACGGTGTGCTCGCATACTCCATAATTACTTGTACCACTCGACTAGGAACGTTTCGTACTTCAAAATAATTAAGTGCCTGAGTATCGACGCTCCCATATGCAGTTGGGCTGCTATCATACTTCTCGAAAATCAGACTGGTGCCCGACGGCACTACCTCATAACCAAGTTTCTTCATAGCAGCGGTAAATTCAGCTGTCGTCATGGCTCTTCACCTACCAGTCTTCGTCCACACATGGGGCAATAGTTGATAACTCGCGTACTATCCCCATCCCCGTCATAATATTCTACGAGAATCACCGGATAACCGGTATCACTAGTATCAACAAAAACTTGAAAATCGCTGTTAGCTGGATCATTTAAGTCTGCCTTTCCGTGGCAGTATGGACAAGTTTTATCAGCCATGGTTATTCCCCCATAAGCATTCTCAGGTACCCAGTCAATGCTGCCAAACCATTCTTGGTAAACTTTACAGAAACAATTTGGTCGTTCTTCCGTGCAAACTGTTTCGTTACTGTAATGGTATAAGTTCCATCGCGATTGTCAGAAATACCTAACGTGCCTTCAATTACTTTAGGTTCCGTCAGTGCTACTTGTTCATATTGTGTCATTTGTCTTCCTCCTTAAATGACTCCCCGCTTGCCCTTTTTCACTTTAACGATGCTATCGTTAGAAACCACGGTTCCAAAGCCGTTGTTAAACGTCACCATAACGGCTCCCTTGCCAACTTGAAAAACTTCCCCGTTTACGGTTGCGCCATTACGATCATGCCAGTAAACTACATCTCCAATTTCGATGTTTTTCATTTGAGTTCCTCCAATAAATTCTTAGTCGACTTCAGCTCATAAACCGCTCTAGTTTCTTCCGTTGCAACTCCCGCTCGAACCGCCTTTGCTAGCCGCGAGTTACTGACAAATTCATAATACGACAGCCTAGAAAGTGCTCCCTCCACAGTCGCGGCTTCAACCGTTACCGTCCGAGTGTACGGGTATAATTCAGGACGACGAAATTCGTTGACAATTAAATATTTGTGCATGGTATACCTCCTATTGGTTGTCGGACATTGCGTCCATAAACTGGCAGTACCAAATATAGCAAGATCGCCTATATTCCTTGACGTGGTCACTAATCCAGTTAGTTGCCCCTGTCTTTGACAAGTTGGTTGGCTCATCAATATAAAGTTCTGCGGCAATTTTTCGAACAAACTTTTTCTGTTTTTCAGTCGCCTTGTCGTCCACTTTTATCCTCCTCATGCTGAATCAACCGGTCCAGATAAGTCCGAGCTTTATACAGATCTTCCAGACCATTCTTGCCTTGATATCTGACAACGTACTTAATCACGTTGCCAACCATAAAACCGACAAACTGCACATTGGTGAGTACACCGGTCTCAAAATGGTCAAACAAGTCTTGGCCCCCATGCTGGTAATACAGTGGTCGAATATCCTTATCAGTCATACGTTTCACTTCCTTCGTCGCCGCTTATACTTAAAACCATATTTTTTAAGCAGCATGTACAAATTGTTAATCGGCATGGGGTACTCACCATCGCTGGTTAGTTCCGAAATTGAGTTGACTCGTTCCAGAATTTCATCTGCCGTTAGTTCCATGGTCCCCATCTCACGTAAAGCGGCCAAAAGAATTACTTTGCGCTGTCGGGAATTGGTTTTTCGCTGATGATGACCACCTCTATAAAACGGCTTCGCAACTATTTGAAGCTCCTCAACCACTTCGTCAGGCGCTGTGGCGACACTGCCATAAAGGTTTTCAACTTTGCGAACCGCCTTTACAAGCTCATTCACGATTAACCACCTCCAAAGCATCATCCACGCTCCTAGCTACTCCATACAAAACCGGAAAAGATTTAATGAATTGTGCAAATAATTTCTGGTCTGGTCGCAAACGCCCCTTAGCGTTCTTAATTTCCAGACAGAAAAATCTACCATCCGAATGCCGGAACCCGCAGAGGTCGGGGAACCCTCGCGGAAATAACATAATTGTTTGTCCAGACTCTGTTCGGACACGGCCGGCGTTGCTACGGAATACGGTGAAACCTTTCTTCGATAGGGCCAGCATGATGTCTGTCTGAATTTTGTGCTCACTTTCGATCCTGATTACCTCCAATCTGTGACGGGTGTGACGACCCACTTTCTTACCCATCACACGCTCAGTTCTTACTCTCCCAACGCATGTGACGGGTGTGACTAGTGTGACGGCACTTTCAGACCCTTTTCTCTTATATACATTTATTTTTTTCATATCATGTTTTATAAGAAAAACTAGTCACACTAGTCACATCGCTTGAGGCTCTAAGCGTGACGGGTTATCTGGGTACCCGTCACAACCCATCACACCCGTCACACCTACTTCTTGTAGTTTGTCACCAAGTCAAATGGGGCCGTAAATTCTTGTACTTTAACACCGACGTAGTACGTACCTTGCCGGTCATGCTTCTTTTCAAATTTATTCCCCATTTCCTTACCAAATTTCGTTGAATTCATCAGATACTGAGAATTGTTGGTTGCCCAATCTTTATAACGTCGGTATAGCTCGGCCGCCCGAGCCATCTCATGCTTACCAATCGTGCAGCATTCTTCTAAGAACTCGGCCGTCACGTCCATTTCATTCCGGTAGGCCTGACTAGCTTCGACTACACTTGCCGGCGGCTTCAGTCCCTCTCTCTGCCACTTCAGGGCTCCCTCTACAGCCCAATTCAGTATGCCGACCTCTTCGCGTTGCAACTTGTACTTCAGATCCTTATCTACCCGGTTGTCTGGAATCTTGACCGCAAACGGGACTAGCATGAGTCGCCGCCAGATACCGTCATCGGTGCCCCGGATAATTGGTTTGTGGTTGGTAGCCAGCCATAGCTTAAACTCAAATTCCTTACCGTAAAGGTATCGGGCTGTCACTGTGTCACCACCGGTAAGTTGCTTCACCAGTCCTTCATCTAGTCGGAGACCGTCGTTGGGTTCACTGGAAGTTACCAGTCGGGCGCCCTCTAACCGAGCAATATCCGAGTTGGCAGCGGAACTGTTATTCTTCACCATGATTGAGTCGGCCTGCATCGACCGAGCGTAGTTTCCTAGGGTGTCGGCAATCGTATCAATGAAGATTGACTTACCGTTTCTCCCGTTACCATAGAGGATAAACATGACTTGCTCTTTCGTGGAGCCAGTGAGTGAGTACCCCACTGCCTTCTGCACGTAGTCAATCAGTTCTTTATCATCATTGAAAATTTGTTTCAAAAACTGGGTCCATTCCGGTGCATCAATCGTGTCGGTGTACTCCACCGCGGCCTGCCGGGAGAAAAGCTTCTTGATATCATGCTCACGAAGGATACCGCTGGTTAAATCCACAAACCCATTGGCTACGTTAAGCAACGTCTTATCACTATCAAACTCGCCATGGAGAACTGGAACCCGGTGTTTCAGCTCATCCATCATGGCTTTCTTACCTGCGTTGGAACGGGCTTTCTTGATGTGGTCATGAAACTTTTTCTCGGCTTTATCAGTTGAAAGGTCGCTATTCGGCGGTACCACAAGCTTCTCATTTTTCATATCATCAACAACTCGGTCCACTAAGCTGTGAATCTGACCAGTTTCATCCACAGACCAGAAACTGCCATTGTAGACCATCCAAGTTTTATCGGTGAATGAATACTTTACCAGCTCGCCATACCGATCCATAAACCGGTCGGCATTCCCGGTATCGTCCCAGCTTCGGGGCGGTGAATCTTTCTTCTTTTCTGTCTGGTTAGCAAACTCAAAGTTGTACTTCAATGGCTCCTTGCGGCGGCGATTGAAAACGTCTCGCGTCTCATTAATCGCTTTGTTTAGTGTTGCTACCCCATAAGTGGTCTTACCGTGTTTCTCGTCCCACTTAGGTCGCATCAAATTGGATTGCCGGTAAATCGAATCCATCTTTGTGAAGTCCCGACCAGTCCAGAATGCCAAGTCGTTAGCGAACGCGAGGTCAGCTTCCGACTGAGAGGCATAGAATTGCTCCCAACCACCTTCCATAAATAATTTGAATCGCTGTCCAGTACGGGAAGATTCAGCTCGCGCAATCACTTCCGTTTCCGACAAGTCATTCAACTGTGGAAGTTGCTGATTAGGTAAGGTGACAACATTGCTAGGCTTCAAATATCGGTCATATAGTAACTTCAAAAGTTTCGGCTCCGGCTCGCTAACTTCGTTGTGAGGACCAATCTGGTTACCCGTCATCGCGAAGAAACGCCCGTTCGTATACATCTCAACGTTACCTGACCGACGGCGATCACCCGGGATTTTACCCTTAACGATGATGTGGATGCCAGTCCCAGAAACGCTAGTCTCAGCATAAGACTTGGTGATTGTCAGGAAATGCTGTACTTCGTTATCGTCCACATCCCCACTCTTCCAACGTTCCAAGTCTTGTTCCAAGTGGTCCACGTCAATACCGATATACGGCGGCTGGAAATAGAATCCCAAGCCGTCCATGCCGTAGTCGCCCATCGCTTGTAGCGCTGTATCAAAGTCTGACCATGTGGACGGGTCGTTGGACTTACCGTCGCCGCCAGTATACGGGTCCTTGGGGTACTTGGCATACTTGTTGCGGTCCGGTTGCCACTTGAGTTTATAAAGTCCCCACCGCTTTAGGGACTTGAGTTCCTTGGGAATTCGTTCATACATCAGCAAGCCTCCTCGTATTAGAACGGTAAGTCTGAATCATCGACAACCGGTGCGTTCCCAGTACTAGCAAATGGATCACTATTATTGCCAGTCGAACTAGTAGTTGGCTGCGGAGTTGGTGCGTTCTTCTTGTCCTTAAAAGTATGCTGCACTTGTGGAAACTTCGTTACTTCGAAATTCCACGGTGCCACCCGGTTAACCGTGCTGGTCTCGCCATTGTAGGTGTTTTCTTCTTGTTTCACGAAAACCCGAACTGGTACACCGACAATCAACTTGATGAAATCATCCACAGTGTGTAGCGGTGTGCCTTCTGGGACCTTCGCCGCTTGCAGGATGTACTGGAAGCCATCCAAGTCATACTGGTTGGTCGCTTTGCGTTTCCAGTTATCCATGAAGATGTGGCGGTTGTGGAACTTTGCGTTGGTTTCTGCTAAGTCCGTCACCTTATCCAAATCGTTCCGGACTAACAAATCAATCTGCAATGTTTCGGCCCCATTCTTAGTGGCGTCTTCCTTAGCGTTATTGATGATCATTTCGTAGTTACCGGCGGGCACCGCATCGTAGTTACCGCCTGTGTTGTTTGAGTAGTCTGTGTTCATAAAGTCTGCCATTATTTTTCCTCCTAATTTTTAATCAACCCTAGTTGTTTCGCTTGAAACCACGCCCATCCTGGCTTATACCCCCGGGCTTTCGCAATTCCATACAGGTCTTCCATGCTCTGGGCCTCACTAGGCTTCATCCGACCGTAGCGGACCGTGTTGTACTCGGTTTTCATATCCAATCGGCCGTGAATCTGCTCCAGCTTGACTTCTTGGTCAACCTCAATTTCAGACTCACTGCGTTGAATAGCTTTACCACATACCGGACAGACTGTGGATGAAGCTGGGATTACCGCGAAACAGAACTCGCAGGTTCTAATTGGCAGTGCATCGCTGGCTTTCTTCTTACGTTTCTTCCGGTCGTCCAAGGTCCAGGTATGCTCATCATCCGGCAACCCAAAACGCGTATAGTTCGCAACATGATCAATGATGGTCGCCACTTTATTCGGTCGGTAGCGCATCGAACGCATCGACTGCTGGATATAGAGCACCAATGATTCAGTCGGTCGGAGCATGATGACTACCGAACAATCTGGGACGTTGAAGCCTTCACTAATTAGGTCAACATTGCAAAGCACTTTCAATTCGCCTGACTTAAAGTCAGTCATGATTTTATTGCGCTTGGCTGCGGGCGTTTTTGCATCAGCGTGTTCGGCGTTGATACCAGCCGCCCTGAACGCTCCCGCCACTTCCTTGGAGAATTCCACTGAATGGGCGTAAACGATTGCCTGCTGGCCCGCCGTCTTCTCCTGGTAGGTCTTAACGACATCCCCAAAGATGGTTCGCCCAACCGCATCATCCATTGACTTTGTGGTGTAGTCACCGGTACTCGACTTTTTCAATTTCTCATCGTTGACCAACTTGACTGAAAAATATTTATACGGTGCCAAGTAGTGATTTTCAATTAACCAATCAATTGAGGGCCCCAGCACCAACTCATCGTACACATCATGCAACCCTTTGCCGTTTAATCGCCATGGAGTGGCCGTGAATCCCAACCGCGGCACTCCCGCGTAATAGTTATAGATGCTCTGATAAGTCTTGGCCAAACTGTGGTGAGTCTCATCAGTGATAATCAACGTCGGAATCGGTAAGATATCCAATCTGTGGGCAATCTTCCCCACTGTTTGAACCGTACATTTAGTCAAGTCAACATCATTCTCCCGGAAAGATTGTTTGATTTGACTGACCAACTCCTTACGGTGGACCATAAACATCACCTGACCGCCCTTAGCTACTGCGAGACGCGCGACCTCGGCAATCATGATCGATTTACCAGACCCGGCCGGAGATTGTAAGAGCACCGCTTTATTGCCCTTGGCTAGTGCCTGCCTTGCTTGGCTGACCAGCTTGGCTTGGTACGGATGGAGTTGGTACATCCACATCACCACCAATCTCTGTAAAAAGCGTCTCCGGTACCGCAAACTTACGATTATCCAGCTGATTCTTAGCAAACACCGCGTTCGACGGATGGAGGATGAACCCCCGGGCACCTGTCTTATCCGAGATAACCATTCGACCGACCACATTCATCAGTCCCATGATGTTGGTTGTGATTTTCTCACGCATTTGTGGCACAAACTGGTTGTAAGTCTGACCGGACGGCGTATCAATCTGCCGGGTAGTCTCCCATGCTGTGTAAATCTTATTGACACCAGGCCATGAGTTGACGAAACGGATCATATCAGGCAAGTAGAAGCCAAACTGGTTATAGTCCCCCATTTGAGGAATCCCCATATCAGCCCCGGACTTAGTCTTAGCCTCGTTAGCTTTCTCACCAAGCCAAGCTTGCTCAAACTCACTCAAATTGTCGAAGGCGATGTTATCGTAGTTGCCAATCTGGGTCTTATAGATCTCTCCTAGTAGCGTGCGGGCCCCTTCTAGCGGGTGTTTCGTGTCTAGCTTGACCACATCGATATTGGGAACCCCAGCCAGAACGTTAGTCGTTCGGTCAACATCGATGACCAGAGTCCGACCAGGAAGATACCGCAGTGTGGTCGTCTTACCCACACCAGGCTGAGCGTAAATCAGCATCGAAAAGTCTTGCCCCCGCTTGATGTCAGTTGCGTGTTGAATTTCCACGGCTATCCCTCCCGTTCATACTTGATGCCTTCAGAGTCCATGTAGCTTTTCAACAACTTCATTTGTGGAATAGTAGCCGTAATCTTCAATACAACGGCACGTGAGACCACTTCGCCGGTATTGGTATCAACTACCGTATCACCCTTAGTCTGCTGGTGTGTGCGTTCCTCGGCGGCCTTAGCTTCTAGTTGGCGTTGCTTCTCAGCCTGCCGTTCCACCTGGTTGTCAATGGCCTTCATCAGGTAGTCCACATCTTGTCCATGCTTGACCTGGTCAGCCCAACCGGCGGGATCCACGCCCTGAACTGTGGCATACTTGGTAATCGTCTCGGTATCGGCGGCCAGCTGGTCAGCCGCTTTCTTGGTAGCCGTCATGGCACCAGCGATACCATCGACAATCTGTTTCTTAGTGGCCGATTTATTTAGCCAAGACGGTTCAATTTCAATTGCGTCAGGTTCCACGCCGTAGCTGGGGGCCATCTCAGCAATCAGGCCTTCAACCCTTTCTTGCTTGGCAGCGCGTTCTTGAGCGATGACTTCCTTGATTTTTACGTCAAGCGGAGAAATAACTCCGTCAATCTGGTCCTTGAAGGCCCCCATTTGCTTGTCGAAAATCTTGACTGGTTCGGCATACTGCCGCTTGACGGCTAGGCGCTTCTCATCAATTGCCTTGGACACTTTGTTCAGACTTGCCCGCATGGATTTTGTATCTTTGATGTTATCCGCAGTCACCACGAAATCTTGACCATACTTGGCGACAATTGCGGACACGGCTTGTTGGACCTGATCAAGGTTCTTGATGGTAATTGGCGATGGATGAACATCCACGGCCGGTTCAACGATCATTAACTCATTAGCCATTCAGTTCCACCCCTTCCAACTTCAGGTAATACTCATACTGCTGGAACCGGTAGTAGGCCAAATTCTCGTAGCCTACTGGGGTTTGCAAAAACTTCTGGTGCCAGTATTCGCTCTTCTTCATTGAAAAATGCCTCGCTTTCCGGTACGATAACCGTAGATAAATGTTTTTCTGGGGCTCGTTAGCGGTGCAACGCTAACGGGTCTCTTCTTTGGCTGTGGATTAAACGTTTGAAATGCTGTTTTCCATAAATTAAGCGTAGTGTTATTAGTTAATTTCACTTACATGTCCCTCCAATGTCACCTAGATGGCACCCACGTGTCATTCCTTTTCTTTCTGGCAATTGATATACTCTTCCTAGAAAGGAGGTGATTAAATGAGTAACAATGATTTTGACCTCAGCATCAATGGACTTGATGAGGTTCAAGGATTTCTAGATAAAGCTGAAAAAGGCGTTAAAGAGCTTGATGGCAAAAATGAAGTTGAACTCGGTGCCGTACTCACCGACAATTTCATTTCGACCCACACGAAGTTCAACGACTTCGACTCTTGGTGGAAATCCTCAGGTTTTGATGTTTCCGATCCTCATGAAGTTCCTGATGCTGATTTAGCCTCATTTATCAAAGAAACTAGTGACTTCAATAGCTATGATGCTATGGTTGAAGATGCCCTCGGTGGTTACCTTGCTAACAAACTAGGATTTGATAACTAGCTTAAACTCCTTGATTTTGTTAATGGTTTCATCTAGCTGCTTTGTTTGCTCTTCGGCAAGCACGAGCAGCTTTTTTAATTCATCTAAATCTTTTATTGAAAATTTAATCTTGGGTTCCATTATTTTCGCCACCTTTCATAACCAATTCTCAATAAGCCGCCAAGCCCGAAAATTACTACAAAGATCGTTACTGCTGTCACTCTGTAACCTCCAATTACCCTATCCATCATTAGGCGCTGTCCACGACTTTAAAATTCAGTGATAGATAGAATTGCTCGTTTCAATTCACTTGGTTCATAAAATACCTTGTTAGATTCTTTGTAGCGACGTTCAATCAACTTTACTTGCGGCTTGTTCTTGATGTTCTTATCGAAGAAAGCACGCGAGACGCAAAGTTCCTTAAAGGCCGTATCACGATCTAACATGATATATTCTCGAATAATTGTTTGTAGCCGTGGTCCTAGATACTTCTCAACTTCCGTGGCTACAGCATTATCAACAACTGCCTCCAACTCCATACCAGCTCACCTCTATTCGAACATGTCGTTGATTCCGTAATGGCCGACCAACCAGCCAACGAGGAGAAACATTAGTAACTTAGCTGTGATCATCAGTCTTCCTCGCTTTCTTCAATCTCAACGTTCTTCAAACCGTAAGTGATGAATCGCTGAACGATTTTATTAACTGTCAGTCCCGTTTCGGCTTTCAGTGCTAAAAGCTGAGCGTGTAGGTCTGTGTCAATGTAGACCGGCCGAGTACTCTTGGCTTCTTTCTCTTTGTAGATTACTAAACGTGGTTTTGCCATGATTCTTTCCTCCTAATCTTGAATGTCCAAAACTCGATAGACTTTCTGTCGAATTTCAACCGACTTGGGCGACATATCCGCATGAATCGCGCGGTTAAGTTGCACGGGTTTTTCGTTGATCAGACTAGCCAACTCCACCTGCGTCATGTCTTTTTCAAGTAGACGCATCTTGATGCGGTTGGTGATGGCTTTAGCACCATCGACTAAACTTTGTTCGGTCACTGTTATTCACTTCCTTTTGATATAATTTAAAATTAAGGTGGTGGATAAATAATGAAGATTAACTACAATGCGTTACGCTCAACTATGGTTACATTTCAATCAGAACCAATGAATCCCAATGTAGAAGATGTGATAGATAAAACTATCGCTGAGGGATTCACTCGAGAAGATGTCACGTACGCTGTAAAGCAAGCCATTGATTCTGGACTACTTCAAGGAAATATAATGTCGACACTCTCCGGCTCTCTTTTCTTTACTGTTAGTGACATAACCCCTCAGGGACACCAGTTTATTGATGCCATAACTGAAGATACGCACTGGAATCGTGTTAAGAGTTTTTTAAAGGAAGAAGGACTCCCATTAACAGTCGGTACGATCAGTAAGGCCATTGCTAAAATCTTCTTTTAGAAACTCATCAGCTAAATAGGTGATCTGGACCTCCACTTTTTGATGGAGGTTTCTTTTTACTTGAACATCAACAACATTCTTCTGCGCAACACCATTGACGAAAATACCGTCCTTGTTCTCACGTATGGATAGCCGTTTCTTTGCCATATTATTTTCACCCCTTTCGGTAATTTCTTTATCAAGTAGTTGCTTTATTTTCGACTATGGTCTAAAATAAGCGTATAAGACATAAGCAAATAAGCCCTTCCTATCAGTGTCTACTCGCCAAAGCCTTCACTGACAGGACTTGGTTTCTTATTGCTTAATTACTTGATGAATACATTATTGCACTAAAGTCTAAAAATGTAAAGCATGTTATTTCACTTTAGTCTAATTTGTATTGTCAATATTAGGAGAAATGCTGATATGACACTACTTGAGCGAATAAAAAAATTAGCCAAAAGTCGTGGATATTCTTTATCTGCTTTAAATGATAAAGCAGGCCTTGGAAAGAACACAATTTATTCTTGGAAGCACAAAGATCCTAGTACAGAAAATCTACAGAAAGTTGCCAGTGTCTTAAGCGTTACGGTGGATTACCTACTTGGAGAAGAGGGTGAGGCTGAATCACCCAAGAAGTCAGTTGACTTAAACGATGATGATGCTCTTTTAACTTTTGATGGGAAACCAATTCCTGAAGAAGATCGAGAACTTATCAAACGATTACTGCGAGGTAAATAAGTATGGATGATATCATGACAGAACTAATCAATTACGCAATGTGGGAAAAGCACATCTCCGTGAAACTGTCCTCTGAGTTGTCCCCGTACACACCTTCCGTGGCTGACTCTGAGACAAGAAGTATTCTAATCAACACCAACTGGTATCTTCAACAGCAGTTGCCCTTGCACCTAGCACATGAAATAGCCCACATCATAAATGGTGATCATGCCACCCATCCGTTGTACTTTAGTCCAATGCAATCTGATTACAAAATGGAATTGAACGCCAACCGAACTGCCATCAAACTTCTCATTCCATACTACTTACAGGAACGGAGTTCAGAACAAGTCAATGTAACCGAATTCATGACTTGTTTTGTCATTCCCTCTCATTTGGAAAACATTGTGAGGGAGGAGCTACGCGAAGCCTTGTAATGAATTGACCAACAATGCCGACGTCATTAAAAGCTGCAAAACTACATACTGGAGGGTCTCCAACATGCAATTTGTATATCCACTCGCGCTTATCTCTGCCATGGTCTTCGGGGTATTATATTATTTAAGAGCTAGTGCTCGTCGCAAACAAAAGGCCTCAAAAATCTCTGGAAAGGTTCTGTTATATTCTCTTGGAGTAACCATTGTTCTCTTCGGACTCTCAGTTGCTTTTCCTGGTTCGTCAACAGACAATGCATCTTCAACCAACGAAAGCAGTACCTCCTCAGCTACATCCAGTTCCAGTGCTTCATCAGCTGAGAAAGATGAAAATGATGTTTTACAGAACTTGTCCGCAAAAGAGCTGAAAAAATACAATTCGGGACTGATTGATAGCTTATCAGAAGAGCAGCAGTGGGCATCCGACGGAAAGACAAAGTATAATGCTTCTCTTTACATCGACAATATGAAATACGACGGCAACCGCGGCTTGCTTGTATATGTCTCAGATGAATTTCCATCTTTAAGCAAGGATGACAAGACCACCGTAGCCAAGCACGCTCAAAGCATCGCAAACACTCAAGTGGTAATTTTAGGAAAAGATGTAGAAGCAGAGTCTTCCCCTTCAACCAACGTATATAGTGGTTCCAAGAAATTAGGACGCTCTACGATGACTTCCAACGACACAGAATTTAAATGGTTCAAATCATAAAAATTAAAAAAGCGCATCCCCTCCCGCCAAGAAGTAAGATGCGCTAGCCTAATACATATACGCTTGTAGATAAATCCGCAAGCTCTTTTAAGAATACATAGTTGTACCCTATTGGATTAATTATAAATTAAAGGAGGTGATGACACAACCTCTCCTAAACGGCGCTGTCCACGCATTTAAGGAGAATAATAATGAAACCAACAAAAACAGATTATAACAACGTTTTTTCGTATGAAACCAAGAAAGGTACACGCTGGATGTTCCGCTACCCCTTCCGCGACTCCTTTGGCAAGCGCCATGAGAAACAGGAACGTGGGTTCACCACGCCAATTGCTGCCCATAAAGCAGAGTTGGAAGCTGAGGTAATGGTTGTCAACGACGAAGCCAATCAGCTACTAGATTCGAACACGACGGTCCGTCAGTGGACGAAACATTTTCTCACTATGCGGCGTGCTGAATGGCGCCCCAACTACCGTCAAAATATGGAAACAGCTATCAATCGGTATATTCTGCCACTTCTTGGTGACCGTAAACTCGGCAAGCTAACCAAGATGGAATACAACTACCTGTTTATCCAACCGCAGCTGGAACATCTCAAACCGTCTTCTGTTCAAGCAAATCATCGATACTTCATGGTGATTATGAACGCCGCGGAAGAAAACGAAGTTATCACCCGTAACAAGCTCAAGGGCGTTCGCTTTAAAAAATCAGAACGGCGCAAACCATTCAGTGAGGATGATCTAGCTCGTTTCAACAAGCAGCTCCGAAAAGAACCAGCACCCCAGCGCATATTCTTCCAGTTATTAGAATCAACTGGTCTGCGACTGAGTGAGGGGCTTGGTCTTGAATGGCGCGACATTGACTTCAAAGCAAAGACGCTATCGGTTCAGCGGGCCCGAACGGCTAAGGGAATTGGGCCTACTAAGACCCCTTCCAGTGTTCGTACTATTTCAATTGATGAGAGTATGCTTGCTAGCCTACACAAGTTTATGATTCAAGCCAAATCTGATAGTCTCCAGATGGGCAACAAGTATACTGACAAGCAATTCATCTTCGCTTTCAAACATGTCTCAGCACATTACTACTTCCAAAACATCATCGAATCAGCGGGCATTGAGTCAGGCCGTTACGTCATCCACAGTTTGCGCCACACCCATGCGACCATTTTGATGGGTGCCGGCGTGAGCCCGGTCGATGTCGCCAATCGCCTTGGTCATTCTGACCCGGCTATTACCCTAAGAATCTACGCTCACGCGATTAAAGGCAACGACCAGAAGAACGCTGAACTCTTCGCTAAAATTGCTAACCTTTAG